ATGCTGGTGATTACACCAATAATGCTCAGATACCTTTTCGTTTTCTTCCATGTATGACCGCTGGATTAGCTTATTACATGGCTATGAAAAAAGCGCCAGATAGAATCCAATTATTAAAACAAATTTATGAAGATGAATTTCAAAGAGCCGCTGCACAAGACGGCGAAAGAACCAGTTTATTTCTAACACCTAAAACTTATTTACCGTCAGGAGCTTAAATGGGTAAATATGCATCAGGCAAATTTGCTAAAAGAATATCAGATAGATCTGGTATGGCTTTTCCATATAATGAAATGGTTAAGGAGTGGAATGGATCAACAGTGCATATTTCTGAGTATGAAGAAAAACATCCTCAACTCGAACCATTACCTATTATTCAAGATCCTCAATCACTTGAAAATGCAAGACCACAAATTGCTGTATCTAGAGTTTTTGTTGGTGGATCAAATGGGCCAATAAGTGGTGGTAGAACAGTTGTTAAACCAGATGGCTCTGATGCTCCCTATGATGGTAAAGGTTTTGGTCTAACCGTAAATAGATTTGAAACAGCTGATGAAGTCGTTACACACACCAGAGCAGATGGTTCAACTTTTACAATCACCACTAAAAGCATGATGCCTTTAGAGCTTCAAGCACCAAAAAAACCTACGAGGTTGCTATCAGCCGTAGGTAATGTTACAGTGAGCATATCATGACTGATTATTCTGATTTATTAGATAACGTTAGAAATTATACTGAAACAACATCAGATGTGTTAACAGATGCAGTTATAAACCAATTTATAGAATCTACTGAAGATAGATTAAGAAGAACTGTAGATCTAACATACTACAGAAGATATGATACAGCTACTCTTACTGTGAATAACCCTTTTTTACCACTTCCAGCTGACTGGGAGGCTTCGAGATACATACAAATAATAGATGGTTCTAATAATAGAACTTTCTTGATACAAAAAGATATTTCATTTATTAATGAATTTGCGCCAAATAGGACATCAACAGGAGCAGGTACTCCCAAGTATTACGCTGTTTATGATGATGATACTCATATGTTGGCACCAACCCCGAACGCTGCATTAACTGTAGAGCTCGCATACACGTACAAGCCACCTGTCTTGTCCAGTCTGTACAGGCTCTAGCCACATATGAGATGGGGCGTGACCGTAGAGACGAATTTCGAGATGGCGTTATTCGTATCCCTCTCGAGTCAAGGAACCCATAGGAGATAATTATGGCAATTAACCAAGCTATATGTAATAGTTTTAAAGTGGAGATCCTGAAAGGCCTACATAATTTTACGGCTACGACGGGGAATACTTTTAAACTGGCGCTATATGACAACGAAGCAACACTAAGTAAATCAACAACTGCTTTTCAACAAACTGACGAAGTAGCAAACTCAGGAACTTATTCTGAAGGCGGTGGAACGTTAACATCAGTAACACCAACTTTATCATCAGATACTGCTGTCTGTGATTTTTCACCTGACCTATCATTTACAAGTGCAACTATTTCTGCACAAGCTGCTGTTATTTATAACAGCTCAACTGTATCTGGTTTGACTACAAACGCTGCAGTTTGTGTTCTTGATTTTGGTGCGGTTAAATCTTCAACTGCTGGTACGTTTACAATTACGTTTCCTGCTGCTGAGGCAACTGCTGCAATCATAAGAATAGCATAAGGAGATAAAACATGGCCTCTATCCAAGGATGGGGCCGAGAAACTTGGAACAGTGGTGCCTGGTCCCAACAAGCACCTGTATCTGTTACAGGTATTGGCCTCACGTCATCTGCAGGTACTGAGACAGTTACCACTGACCAAAATATATCTGTATCAGGCAACCCACTTACCTCTACAGCTGGAACTACTGTTGCTACAGGTATAGCAAACGCTACCATTACAAATGGTGCATCTGCAACATCAGCAAGAGGCGATGTTTCATTATCAACAGATCAAAATATATCTGTATCAGGAAACCCACTTACATCAAGCGTAGGCGATGAATCAACGAGTGTAACAAGCACAACTGGATGGAATAGAGACACTGACGTTAATACAGGTAATTCTATTGGCTGGAGTGAACAACAATGGGGCGCTGTAGGTGGTTCGTTTGCATTAACTGGTCAACCTATGACCATAAGCACAGGCGATGAGGCTGTTGCGACAGATCAAAATATATCTGTATCTGGAAACCCATTAACATCTACAACAGGAACTTTTGCTGTTTCAGGCGATGGTCAAACCACAGTAGTAGTTGGTGCCGACACTGCTATGCAGTCAACCGTAGGAAATGCTGAAGCTGATCCTGAATTTGTAGTTTTCCCAACAGGAAATGCAATGACCTCTACTGTTGGAACGGTAGGCACGTCAGTTTTTGTTACTGGTATTGGTATGACATCCACTATAGGAGATGCCGAGCAAGAAACTTTGTATGAGGCCCCTAGTGTAGAAGCCACAGCTAGTGAAGGTAATTTAAATATTCGTATAGATGTTGACTTTACAATAACAGGTAATTCTGTTACAAGTGCAACTGGTACTTTACAAGGGACCTTCTGGTCACAAGTAGATGACTCAAACAGCGGAATAACCTTTTCGACAGGTTTAAGAATAGAACTACAAACCACAGGAGAAAATTCTGGAACTTGGGGTACTATTACAAACAATAACTTCTCTCAAGTATTTGAATTTGCTATTGCTGGTGTTTATGCAAAAACTCTCTCTGGCACAGGTCCTACGACTTTAACAAATAATGACGGACCACAATCTCAAGCTAACAACGAAGCAAGACAAAACCAAATAATTTTTTCTGGAACTATTTCTACTACTCACATAGTACAGTTTCCAACTACACAAAAAACTTACGGACTTTATAACAACATTTCAGGTGGCGCAGACATCACCGCAAGATTAGGTGCTACAGGCAACACATTAACGATTACAAATGGTAAGTATAGATTAGTTTCTACTGATGGAACTAACTGGTATGATATTTTTACACTTGCTGGTTTAGGCGAGTCTTGGATAGAAAAAAGTGGAAACTATACAGCTTCAGATGGTGACAACATATTTGTTGATACGTCTGGAACTGCTGTAACAATTACTTTACCTGCCTCTCCTTCTATTGGAAATCAAGTTAAAATAATTGACTCACATGGCACATCAGGTACTAATGCTATTACTGTTGCAAGAAATGGTTCTAAAATACAAGGAGCAACATCAGATTTAACAATTTCAACTAACCGTGCTGGTATATCGTTGGTGTTTTATGACAGTGACAATGGTTGGTTATTAAAGTATAACGATTAATTATGGCTAACTTACAAGATATAACAAATAGAAGTGAAGTAGGAACAATTAAACCTTGGGGTAAAGCGACAGCTCCTAATGGTTATCTTTTATGTGATGGTTCAGCCGTATCAAGAACTACTTACGCAGATTTATTTGGAGTAATTGGCACTACATATGGAACTGGTGACAACTCAACCACGTTTAATGTTCCTGATCTTCAAGGTAAATTTCCACAAGGTAAAAGTGGTACAACAAACTTAGCAACCACAGGCGGTGCTAATACAGTTACGGTTTCTGTTACTAACAACCAAGCTGCAACAAACGCTACAAACCAAACTGTTTCAATTACTGGTAGTATTGATAATACCTCATTAACTGAAGCTCAACTAGCATCTCACTCTCATGGACACAATTTAGCTAACATTGTGGCGCAAAACCAGATAGATGCTCCTGTAAGGGGACAAGGTATTGACACTTTTCGAAATACTTTTGTAAGAGACGCTGGTTCAGGAACTGGTCACAACCACTCACATAATTTGTCTGGAACATTAACAGGTAATATTACAACAAGTTTAACGGGATCGGTTACAGCATCTGGCACAAATTCATTTTCACCATTCGTAATCGTTCAATATATTATTAAACACTAGGAGATATTGATGGCAACACAAATAGTAATTGCAAACGGAGACAGCATTGTCGTAGATAATGAATTTAGAATACCTTGGGCTGATAAGGGTAAAAATTGGGTAGATAGTTGGTGTCCAAGCAACTATCATTATGTTATATGGAATACCTTATCTGGACAAAACGAAATACAAACAAAAGATCCTGCAACTAATATGATGACAGGTAACACTGATTTAAACGCTACAAGTGATGCAGTAGGATCTACAACTATTGCTGACTTACTTACGTGGGCAGAAACTAGAAAAGGACAAATAAATACTGCAGTAGCAGCTTATGAAGCCGCAGTAGCTGATGATGCTGCCAATGGCACAAACAATGCTGAGGGTAAAACTTGGATTGATTACGATTCAAACTATTCGTAAAATTATTTATAACTTTTCTTTTTCCAAAATAAATTTTTATACTTATCCATCCATCTATTTTTTATAGAGTTGTGAACTTTTCCATGTAATTTTTCCATATAAAACCCGCTCCACATTTTCCATGAATCCCTTTTAAAAGGTATTACTTGAACCATAGGTTCTCCCCTTTTAATCAAAAACTGTTCATCTCTCTTATTTAAAATAAAAGGAAAATTAATTAAATTTATATAAACATCTGTGTCTACGACTCCTGATATAATATCAAATCGAGGTTCTAATCTATTCATTGGTTTTATAAACAAACAACTATAACCTGGTGGTGTTTTTATAAGCCATTTATTCATGAATTTTCCTGTGTTACCATTGCTTGTTTTTTTCCAATCTTCTGGTAGTTGTGCTTGATCATGATATCCAATATCGTTTTGTTCTTTATTAGCGGGTGTCAAAGTAAAATCATTCTCCACTGGATCTATTAGATAGTCTTGATCAAAGGGTATAATGTAGCCCATAGTTAAAGAATCTAAAAAGGGCACACATGTTTTTAATGTGGCCTCGTGAAGATTTCCATTTTTAAATCTTGTAAGTTTTTTATATCCATCTGGTATAAATCTTGATGCAGGTTTAGGATGAGGCCATATATCAACCATAGCTTCTTGTGACGCACAAAATGTAATTTTTTTATTCAGCATCAGTTTCTATTATTAAATTAAATGACATAGATCTTCTAACTTCTCCTTTTATTTTTGTTTTAAAAGGATAAACAGTATGTTGTTGATCAGCTTGAAATAAATAAAAATCTCCAACCTCTGGAGTTATCCAATACATTCTTTTATCATAACCAAGAAAACAAAGCTGTCCATCATGAAATTTATGTTTATGTTTTACGTCATTTACAAATTCTGGCACTTTTAAAAAAAGAACACAAGACCACCCATCATTTGTAGGACCATTGTGTGTATGCACGGGATTGTATTCACCCTCTTTCATATCATTTATCCAACAACTTGTAATATTAGTTTTAATTTGTGGCTTAGCTAAAAGACCAAAATTGTTTAATGTCATCATGTAATCATTTATAAAAAAATTTATTTTTTTAAAAATTTTTAATTTTTGTATAATACTTAGTATGCTTAATTCTATTTCTAATCTTCCAGCTAACTTCTCGCTGTTACTATGTAAAGAATTTTTATTTTTCTCATATTCTTGATTGAGCTCATCAATCATATCTATGGGAACTTCATACTTTTTAATTATTGTCCCGTCTACTATAGTTTTCATTCTGTTTTCTATCTCATGTTATACCATAAACTCGATGTCAAGAAAACATTTTTAAATAATTCTGTTGCAGAACGAAAAAATATGCTTACATTAGGTTCTCACCAAAATTAACAATCACAGGAGATATTATGAGCGAACAAGACTATTTAAAAGCTATTGCTGTCCTTGCTGACAAGGTGAGCAAATACCACGAACGACTACTTGCAATGGAGAGAGACTTTGAAAGACACATGAAAGATGCGTCAAATCATTGTCCAGATGACTGTGATTGTAAAAAATCTACGTAAAAAAATTATTTATTGAATATCTAAAAGATCCGTTACCACTCCATTGAAGTGGTGAGTGATAATTATCGGCTGAAAAAAAGATAGCTCTATTAGCTTTAAACCCAACGTGTAAAGATATTTGACCTGGACCCTCTTTCCTTCTTTCAAAAAAACCAGTGCCGTTGTTAACAGACTCTGGACCAAACATATAAACTATTAATTGATATTTAGGAACATGGCCTTCTGTGTTAGTATCTGTGTGTATTTTAGGAGCATCTGTAGCGCCTACCATTGTATAAATACTTGGTAGAACAAATTTTTCTATTTTATAATTAAAATATTTTTTTACTAATTTTTTTATTTCTGTTTTTACATCACATTCTTCAGGTAATTGATGAAAGTGCCAATAACAGCTTTTTATATTATCCCTCGCATGTTGTGATGGAGGCACATAGTCAAGCGTGAGCATTTGATCTACAATTTTTTTATATGTCTCGTTGTCAAAGAAATTTTCTTGGACGAAAATTTTTGTCATTCTTTAGGAGTCTGACCTAACATATCTCTTAAAGATGGAGCAAATACTTTAACATCTCGTCTAATTTTTTCAACAGTGGTAGAAGTGTTTGGGTCGTCAATGTCTGCTTGCATAGCTTCTTCTGACTCGTATTCTTGACCTGTTTCTGTATTAGTGAGCGTCGTTTCTGTTTTGACATTATATCTTGGTATGACTCTACCATCTTCAAGAGTCACAGTACCTATTTGTTCTGCGGGTTTAACTATCGGCATTTTCTCTCCAGTTTATATTAAAACTTAAAATAACTCTATCTTCATTAGAACTATTTATTTTCACTTCATGTTGTAACCATGATGGGAAAAAAATCAATGAATTTTGCTTTGGCTCATAATCTACGCTATGAGCTATGTGTATAGAGGCGTCTTTTTTCTTTGGGGGTGATAAGACCTCTGCTTGCGGTTTTGGCTCTAGAAACACTAAATTACCGCTTTTTTGAGGCACTTTTAGATAGTACACTCCAGATAAGTAATTATACGGATGTGTGTGTATATTATTCCTAGATCCTGGTGGATTAATCATACCCCATAAACCTGTCATTTCAGGGACATATTTATCCTGCACGTCTAAATGTTCAAAACATTCTTTAGCTTTGTATAGAATATCTCCGACAGTGCTTTTAAATTCTTCATCCTTATAAAGTTCATCACTGCTATGCCAACCACCTATATTAGATCTGGGCATGCCCTTTTCATCTTGTGCTTTAATTTCATATAATCTATCTATTAAATGACCGTGGCCCGTGACCTCTGTAATCATAACAGGTGTAATAAATAATGATTGTAATTTCATAATATTCCTTTCTAAAGTTGACCTTTTGTAACCTCCATAAAACTTACAATAATGTGAACTTGGTTAGCAGCATTAGCCTGTGCTTTTAATACATCAGATTCTTGTAAAACTAAAGGCTGAGATAATAATTCTGTCGTTGTATTTGTTGCAACACTCTTAGCTTTAAATAATTCAAAAGTAGCAGAAGATCTAAGTACCTCTAAATCTACGAGTGTAGTGTTTCCTGAGTCATTACAAATTAAAATAGATTTAATCACGTCAGTTGTAGGAGGCACAGGTGGTGTAGCACCAGGGTTAGCTGTTGGCACCGTTAATATGGTTGTTAAATCTGTTGATGTCATATCAACCATTGAACTTTTAAATGTATTAGCCAAGGAAAAATGTCTCCGATTCTGTTTCTTCTTTTAAATCTTGTTGATAGTTTGTATTTAGTAAAAGAATAATTTGATCTAGTAATCTAACCATTTGATCAAACTGACTAGCATCATATTCTGGTGTAGCATTAGGTAATCTAGTAATTGTAATTTTAGCCATTATCTTCTTCCATCAGGTCTTATTTGCAGTTTTTGTGATCCAAGTCTCCAAGGTGTATCATCTACAGTGTTAGTTGTGTATCTTATTTTTACAGCCCTGCCTCTTCCTCTTACATTAATTTTTTCTGTAGTGCTTGTTATAGTGCCACTTGTTTGCACGTTGGCACTTGATTGAGGATATTGCTCTAAAGTTAATTGTGCCGTCATTGTGTTAGCTAGGTTGTCAAAATCTGGTACTAATTTACTTACTGACATTAATTGATCGCCATCTGCTATTTCAACAGAACCTGTTTCTAAAAAAGCAGTAATAGCCGTGCCATCTGCTTGGTTATTACCAGACTCGTGTTCATATATAGAGGACGCACCAGCAGTTAATCCTAGTATGGTAGTAGCATTTGCAGTTGCAGATGCATCATATTCTGTGGCTATTGGTTTTTCATAAACATAAGCACCAAGCCAAGTGGTTCTTGCTAAATTTATTGTGTACCAGAGATTTTCTAAATAGTTGTAAGCAACAGCCCTATCTATTTGCGTAGCATTAGATGAAGGATAGTACCAAATTATTTCGTTAAAAGCTGTATTTAAACCAACAGCTATGTCATTTTTATTAGTGTAACTTAAATCATCAAATACATAATCTTGTACTGAGCAAGGCATTTTTTTAACAACACCATCGAATAAATAAAAGGCGTTATCAGACATCCAATAAGCTACACCGTTAACCTCTATAGCTGCGTGCTGTGCTATTAAACCAGCATTAGCACCTAACTGTCTAAGACCAAACGTAAAAGGTGTGCCAACAAATTGTATGCCGTGTAAAGAAGTGTCCGTCCAAACTAATATCTGACCCGTTGATTTTACAGCACCAACAATCCTTGAGCCGTCTGTAATTCTTAAAGATCCCGCCTCGTTTGTGGCCACAGGTGTGTAGTCTGTTGCATCTTCTCTATCTGAAAATCTAAATAATAAATCATCTTGTGTAGCTGTGTTGCCAATCGTCGTCTCTGTTCCAAATATTAACAAATGCCTTGTATCTGTGGAGACAATGCTAAACCTAGAGGCAGTAGGGGCATTTGACAAAGCTGTAGCTCTTGCAGCTAAGCCTCCCGACGTGTCCCAAATAAAAGTGCCTCCGTCTAATACAGTGGCTATTAAATCCTCTCCAAAATTATCCAAAGACCAATTCCTACCTGCTACTACAACATTAGATGAAGACCTAGGCTCATCCCATGTGCTTGCACTCCATGTTTCTGTACCCCAACCGTACCCGTAAGTAGATGTTGTTGGTCCAGGATTTATTTGATAGCTTGCGTCTACAGAACCACCTCCAGATGCAGTTGAACCTGTAGCGTTGGTCCCTGCATTTATTGTATAACTATTTGCACCAGGAACTGTTAAAACCTCAAATTCATTATTAAAATCAATACCGTCAACAACATTTGTAGCAGAACCATTATCAAAAGTGACAAACGCTCCTACTTCAGCACCATGAGAAGCGTCAGTGACAGTTACTGTAGATGAACCACTTGTAGTTTCAAAAGGATTAGTCAGACTGTCTGTGGCTCTTATAGGTGTAATATCATAGACCTTACCCTCAGAAAAAATGTATAGCTTTCTATCTGTGCCTAAAGCTAAGTATCTTGTGCCATCCAAGCCAATCCACGAGTGAGTGTCTCTGACAACACCAACGACAGTTTTGTTAGGATTAGGCAAATTCTGCCAACCTCCCCATCTTTCAGCTTTTCCATAGTGAAATCTTACAAAATCAGAATCTACATATTTACGCTCATCTCCAGCAGAATATGCGGTATCTTGCTTATCTATGCCTGGACGAAACTTTAAATCAACTAATTGCATGCCCTATACTTAAATTATTTATATAAACTGTGCAATAATTGATATTCTGGGCGCAGAGTCTTGTGAAGCAAATAATAAGGGAGAATGCCACATACCAGCATTAAATAGCACAGCTCTGTTTTTGCGAAAACCAATATGGGTATTTAAATCATACTGATTGTCATTTTTTACATAAAAACCTGTGCCTTTGTTTATGTCATTTGCGCCATCTATATATAAAACCATTTGACGATTATACTTGCCTTTTACAGGACCATCACGATGAGGAAAAGGATCAACTTTCGTGGCCATTGTAAAAGATAACAAATTAAAATTTTTTATAGTAAAACTCCCACTTTTATTTATACAATTTTTTATTTCTTTTGCGAAAAAACCACCCATATCTATGCCTTGACTAAACCAAACATGTTTTGGTTCTAGTTTTTCTGTTTTTTTGTAATCATATACATGGTTTAGAGGATCCCAAGCTATGTCTGTGATACTATTTAGTATTTTAGTGTATACGTCATTTGGCAAAAAATTATCAATAATATGTAAGTTAAATTCACTCATAATTTTCTGGCTCAAACCATACTATTATCGAAAATCTAGGCAAACTACCTTCAGCCGAATACAATAAGGGTGAATGATAACAATCGGCTGCATTAAAAATTACGGCACGATTTGGATAAAAACCAACGGCTGTATTTAGGTCTAAAGTTTTACCGTTTATTAAATTGTAAAATCCAGTTCCAGCATTGAGTTTTGAGTCTCCATCCAAATAAATTATTAAATGTTTTTCTTTAGGAAACTGCAGTCTGTCTACGTGTGGAGTTGCTTTTTTGGTGTGAACACAAGTAAAAGCAGCAAGGTGTAAATTTTTAATTTTTATATTAAAATGTTTTATTATATATTTTTCTAGATCTTTGATTAAATCATCATCTTCAAATATTGGATTAGATAAAAAAACGTGTTGTTCATATTCTTTTGATTTTTGCACAATATTTTTACTACTATAATCTAAGGTAACGCTGTATTTTTTCAGTTTTGTAAATAATTCTTCTGGTAAAAAATTGTCTTGCACTTGTAAGTCTAGTTTCATTTATCTGCTCCTTTAAATTGCGTTCCTACATTACCTCTAAATGCATAATTACCGTAGTGAGTCATACCACTCATAATATCTGCGTATATTTTGCCACCCATATTTTGCCATAAACGGCAGAAAGCATAGTCTTCTGAAAGATACCTTTTTGTTTGTGGCTCTATCATGGTGTCAAAAAAAGTATAATTCCAATCAGAGGTTTTGTGATAATCAAATTCTTTGTCGTGCGATTGATTAATATGCTGATCAGGCACAAACTTTAGCTCTGGATAAACCTCTGCCATTCTTACAAACACATCTCTTTTTATTAACATAAAACCAGTTGGACCATCCATAACCTCTATAAATCCTTTTTGCATCTCTATTCTATCAGGATTTTTTACATTTAAATTATATTGTAACGAGGCTGCGAGTAACTCATCTTCGGACATACCTGGATTTTCTTTTAATTTTTTCTTTACTTTTATCCAGTCAATAGTTTTTCTTGGATAAATACCCGTAACGACATCCTTGTTATACTCCAACATTCTAATTACAGCTTCAGGATTAAAAGCTATATCAGAGTCTATAAACAAAAGATGTGTGTAGTCACCATCCATAAACAGTTGAACTAATGTATTTCTAGCTCTTGTAATTAAAGACTCATTACCAATAGTACCAAATTGCAATTCTATTTTTTTACCTGCAGCTAGAGCCACGAGCTGCATGCAGCTTTTAAAATAGTCTGCTGTAATCATGCCGCCGTAACAAGGCGTTCCTATAAATATTTTATTTTTCATTAAGACCTTCCTCCATAGTAACCAGCTGATGCAATAATTCTTGGCGTCGTAGATATTGCTTTATGTCTTATTCCTTTAGGAATAAAAAGTAAATCTCCTGATTTAAGCTGATAATCTTCATTTGTTTGTGTTATTCTATATGTTGAGATACCGTGCAGACTAATTAAAAAAACATCTTCATCGTCCACATGAGATGCACCTACATTAGTTACAAATGAAAAAAATAAATCTACACCGTCTCTTACATCTGGCACGTATTTAAAAGTTTTGTAAAAAAAATCCATAAATGTAAAAAAATAATTTTGAGTAATATGAATATTTTTCATTTGCCATATAGATTTAAAAGGGCTTTTTAAATCCCAAGCAACACTATCTACTACTAAAGAATAATCATCAACTAGCTTGGAAAGTGCGTTATAATCATAGTTAGTTGTAGGAGGAGTAAATTCTTTTACAAAAGTTATTTTTTTATTTTTAATACTGTCGAGGTTTTCTTTATTTAATAACATGATCTACAGAACATTAAAATTAAAAGCTAATGACATTCTATTATCATCTTTTGAGTCTAAAACTCTGTGATATGTATCTCCACGAAATAAAACCAACTCACATTTTTTTGGGATAATTTTTGTTCTATCGGTTACGTTTTTTTCTGGAAAAATTGCAAATTGAATTGCAGAGTTGTTAGAGGATAAGTATAAAACGCCAGAAGAGCATGGTGGAAGCATTCTGTCGTTATGATTATGAAATTCTTGATACCCACTTTTTTCATAAATATTTATCCAACTTTCATAAATTGCAAAAGGTTTTTCTTCACCGTATTCTATTTTGATATATTCTTCTACTCTTTCCTGTATATTTTTTCGTATGTATTTAAATTCTTCTATTTGATATAAAATATTGTGACAAATATTTTTTGATGTTTTTGAATTACAATCCCATGATCTGTATTCAAATTCATTTTTAGTTTTCTCTATATAGCTGTTTACAGTTTCAATTAAATGATCTGTAATTTTGCTTTTATATACACTAATTTTTTTTATAATTATTTCTTCAATGTTATCTTGTTGCATATTCTACCTTCAAATATTCTATCTTTCTAACCCAACCTCTTGGTATTGCAATGGCGCCGCCACCGTGATTATCATCTTTATCTGTACACCAAGATCGCATAATTACAATCTTATCATCGTTATTTACGACCATGTATCCTACCTCTTGGCACACGGCCAACGGAGCATCTATAATATCTTTTATAGGTAACCAACCCGTTTCTGTGTCTCTGGCGTCTAGCCAGGTTATTCTTACCATAGGAAATTTTTCAATCGTCGGCATCTTTGTAAAATATGTTTAATGTAACTCTTTCAGAGCTCTCTCCAAAGGATTGTAGATCACTGTGCCAAATTTTATTTCCGTTAAAAAATAAAGCTCTGTTTTCTATAAAACCTATATGAGAGGATAATTGACCATTATTTAAAAATCCTGTGCCATTGTTAAGTAAAGGTTCTCCTTTTACAAAAAATAAAAAATTAGCAACATTACCTTTTACCGTATCAACATGAAATAGAGGTTCTTTGTTGTTTTTTCTAAGGTGAGCACTAACAGATATTGGCTCTAAATTTCTGTGTGGAAAAAAATACTTTTTAATTAACTTTATCAATGGGTCGTTGTGAAAACTTTTAGGGAAAGTATGTCTATGTCCATAAAGTTTCCCATCAGGATTTTTTACGGCAGTGTAATTTAATTTTGAAAAGTTTTCTTGAAGTGATTTTATTGAAACCTCATCCAAAAAATTATCCACATACATGACAAACTCCGTGTTTTTGTTATGCTGCATTACTTTTCTTCAAATTTTGCATCTTTCGGCACTAAACGCAAATTAAACGATACAGATCTTCGTTCTTCATTTGGTGTTCTAAAAGGATATACCATGTGTGTCAGCCAAGATGGAAATAAAAATATATCACCGACTTCTGGTGGATGTTGTAACTTGTGTCCACTAAATGTTTTTGGATCACCACACATGAAAATAATATCACCAACACTAGGATAATGATCTTCAGCTAATCTTTCTTTGTCAATACTTTCTGGCATTTTTGTATAGAATACACCTGATAAATCACCATCGTGCATGTGTGCAGGATTAAAGTCTCCAGCCCACTGACTCACGGCCCACATTGATTCAATTACCATCTTGTCAATTTTTTCTGGTGCTAGTGTTTCGCTAGCTGGTGGTATGGATAAATAAGATTTAACCATTTCACCTATTAAAAAAACTATTTGTTGACCGTCACCATCTATCCACTCAGGTGGTAAACGAACTTCTTGTTTAACATTACCAGCTAAATTAGGAGACCAGTCCCATTGTTTAGCTAATTTTGGGTCGCCAAGTATCTCATCACACTTTTTATTTACTATATTTAAAATAAAATCAGGCACTTTACCCTTAACCACAGTGGGGCCAAAAGGTCTAATTGCATCAAATTTTAGTTTTATCTCTTTCTGCATTCGGATCTCCTCCATTTATCTATTGTCATATAGCAATATTTTGCCTATAAATATACAATTAATTAGGCATATATCCAAGGCAGCCTCCTTGCATTTTAACAATATCATGAATTGCTAGGAGTACATGTTTAAAAATTTTTTTAGAAAAGTCAGAGCTACACTTAAAAATAGCCCAGAAGCATTAGCGATTGCAGCAGGTGCCGCAACGGGACTACCTATATTTGATAAGATGAACCCCCTCGCTAAAGTAGCGACTAAGTTTTTACCTAATCTATTAACGGCTCAGTATCAAAAGAACCCTTTACAGACTTTTTTAGTTAATCAAGCTTTAACTGCTGGAACTGAAAAGCTAGTGGGCACTGATTTTGCACAGGGTATTTTGAATCCAAATGCAGTCACCACCACAGACTCTGGTAATATGATTGATCCTACTGGAAATCAAACTGTGCCTGGAATCAAAGGACTAACAGCAGAAGAAGCAGCAGAGGCTAGCGCAGGCATGGGTCAGCAGATGAAAGGTTTGATGGGTTTAGATAAACTACAAAAAGATAAAACTGGCACAAGAGTGCTTGATTTTTTTACAGGTTTAGTTGACGAAGATGGGCTTACAGGTAAAGGTAAACTTCTTGGATCACTAGCCGCGACTCTCGGACCAGGGCTCGCAACATATTTGGCTTTAGTCGGTGACACACCAGAAAGCCCTGAAGCAGCAAAAGAATATAGAAGTGCAGTTGACGAATACTACTCAGCAAAAGCAAGAGGAGAAAATCCTAATCCTGCTGATTACGGATTGTCGCCTACACCAGCAGAAGACATGTTAAAAGGTTTACGATATAATACAGCCACTGGTTTTTTTGAAAATGTGGCGCCTACACGTGGAGGTATGGCTATGGGTGGCGTGGCAGGAATGTTTGATGATGCTCCACCAATTGACGCTAGATCAGAATTAATGGATGTTTTAAATATTAGAGATATGGCTAACATGGATAGAAAAGTTGATCCAGGTTTGGTATCTGTTCCTATGGGCGGTATGTCTAATGAAGTTAAACAAGTAAACACAGGTGGTGTTATAGGACTAGCACTAGGTGGATTAGAAAAAAGAGGCATGGTATACGGACCTGGTGGACCAAAAGATGATAAGATACCAGCCATGTTAAGTAATGGTGAGTTTGTATTCACGGCGAAAGCTGTTGACAATGCAGGCGGACCTAATGCAATGTATAATTTAATGAATAAATTAGACCCAGAGTCTTCGAAAGGACCAACTACATAATGGCAAACGGCGATAACGTAACTACACAGATAACAAGAGAAGCCCCCTTTCTAGAGGACTATAGAAGACGTTTAATGGATTCTGTCTTTGCGGCGACAGATCAACCAATAGTTCCGCAAGCAAGAGGAATAGCACCCTTTGATGAGTTTCAAACGGCAGGATTTGGTGAAGCTGCTAGACAGCTAGGTTTCACTTTTGATCCAGCTACAGGCTCACTTACTAGAACTGGTCAAGCTGCTTTTCAACCAGATTTAGATGCAGCGAGAACAGC